AAGAACTCCAATCGCCTGCTTTCTGAAATGAAAACATTTATTTGGCAGGCAGGGAGGCCCCAGGCTATGCGGAGCTACAACGACGATTTAGTCATGTCGTTCGCCATAGGATGCTGGGTAAGGGATACTGTAATCGTGGAGAGTCAGAAAAGCGTGGAGTACGATAAGCAAATGTTGTCATCAATTACTACTTCTAAAACTGCTATCTCTACTACGATACCAGGTATGCAAGGGCATAAAATGACCAAAGAGAATCAGCGTACGCAAGAAGGTGTAGCATTTAATGAGCAATACATTGCTTTGATAAAAGGATAAATAATGGCCAAAAACGATAAGAATATGAGAAACCCTGCATCGCCTCTTTTTAAGAGGCTGACACGACTGTTGTCGGGACCTTTAGTTAATTACAAACAGCAAACTGTCCGACAAGATCGGCGTAGTAACCTAGACAAATACCGCTTCCGTTTCCGGTCCATGAGCGGCCAAGAGTTCAAGCGCGCCGATAACAATATGGGGCAGAACTTCAATATGATGACCTCAGCAGCGTTCCGTAGCCAGAACCGCGCTGAGAGGTACATTGATTTTGAACAGATGGAGTATATGCCCGAGATTGCATCGGCCATCGATATCTATGCTGACGAAATGACAACTTCAAATTCGTTTGAGCCCCTTCTTAATATTAAGTGTACTAACCTTGAAATTAAAACCATTCTTCATTCTTTGTATTATGATGTGTTGAACATCGAGTTTAATGCTTTTGGCTGGGCCCGATCAATGTGCAAGTACGGTGACTTCTTTCTGTATCTGGATGTTGATGATAAAATGGGAGTAACCTCTGTAATAGGTATGCCCAACAACGAAGTGGAGCGCCTAGAGGGTCAGGACCCCTCGAACCCCAACTATGTCCAGTACCAGTGGAACGCTGCCGGCATGACATTTGAAAATTGGCAGGTTGCTCATTTCCGAATCCTAGGTAATGACCGCCATGCACCGTATGGCACTTCAGTGCTCGATCCTGCGCGCCGCATTTGGCGACAGCTTTGCTTGTTAGAAGATGCTATGATCGCGTATCGTGTTGTCCGTGCACCAGAGCGCCGGGTTTTTCAGATTGATGTTGGAAACATTCCTCCCCAGGATGTGGCCCAGTATATGGAGAAAGTCAAGACTGAGATGAAGCGTAACCAGCTGGTAGACGCTAACACCGGTCGCGTGGACCTTCGATATAATCCCCTCTCTCTGGAAGAAGACTATTTTATTCCGATGCGAGGTGGCGTTGGTTCGGACATTAAATCACTAGTTGGAGCTAATTCCCTCAACGACATCGACGACGTCAAATACATGCGCGACAAACTCTTCGCAGCAATCAAGATCCCGCAGGCCTACCTGACGAATCTTGAAGGAGCGGACGAAGACAAGACTACCCTAGCACAAAAAGATATTCGTTTTGCACGAACAATCCAGCGTCTCCAGCGCGCCCTCGTCGCTGAACTGGAGAAAATTGGAGTGGTGCACCTGTATACTCTGGGCTTCCGCGGAGAAGATTTAATTAATTTTGATATCGAACTCAACAACCCGTCACGCTTGGCAGAACTCCAGCAGCTTGAATATATGCGCACCAAATTTGATGTTGCCAACGCCGTACCAGAAGGAACTTTTAGTAAGCGCTGGGTGGGACATAATATTCTTGGCCTCTCTAACGATGAGTTCCTGCGTAACCAACGCGAGTCTTTTTATGATCGCAAGTACCAGCAGGCCCTAGAGGCAGTTACCGAACAGGGTGCCGAAGAAGCTCTCGGTGGTGAACTTGGCGGCCTCGGTGGCGATGACCTTGGCGGCGACCTCGGTGGCGATGACCTTGGCGGCGACCTCGGTGGCGATGACCTCGGTGGAGATGACCTCGGTGGCGAAGCGCCAGCCGGGGAAGAGTCTCCTCTACTGGCAGCCCCCGGCCGCCGCGACGACATGTCTGAGGGCGGCGACGTACACCATTATGATAATAGCTCGTATCAGACAGTTCAACGCCGCGGCGGGGATCAGCGTCGCTCCGGAAGAAGCGGCCCGGGCAGCAAAACCATTAAGGCCATGCACAATGTGGAGGCAGTTCGAGGCGAAACATCCCGATCTAGAAAACCACAAGGATATATCCCCGATGTAAGGTTTGGTCTGGAAGAGCAAAAGCAGTCTATTTATAATATGAACGAGCACCGCTTGCTGGAAAACACCCACAATGTTCGTAAATTAGTGAGAGAGTTGGAGAGAAAAGAGGCAGAAAAAGATGAAACATAATAAAAAAAGAAACACAGCATTTATTTATGAGACACTGACCCGCGAACTTACAAAGGCTATTCTTGATAAGAACGACCCGCGCCAAGCCCAAGTTAAGTCTCTTCTAAAAGAATTTTTTTCAAAAGGTAAGATTTTATCTGATGAGTTGGAGTTGTATAATACGTTGTTGGAAACAGTCAGTATTAACCCCCAAGTCGCCGAGCGTCTTTTACAGGAGACAAAAGTTGCACACACCTCTCTGGGAGAGAAGGTAATTTTTGAGGCTCAGAGCAATATCATTTCGGCTATAAATAAAGGCCTAGGGCAGGATGTCTGGGGTAACTTCGTTCCCAATTTTAAATCCTTAGCTTCCGTAAGCGCTATTTTTAATTCTAAGGTCGGCGTTAAAAAAAGGGTATTATTTGAGCAAATGATAGTAGATCGCATGTCGGCCCCCGCGGATGGTGTGACACCTAATGCGTTAAAGCCTCTTGATAATTTAACATATAATTCTTTTATTCAAAAGTTTAATGATAAGTACACCAACTTACTTTCGGAACAGAAGGATTTATTGAATCGTTATATCACTAGCTTCGCCGACGACGGTTTTGAATTAAAACTGTATCTTAACGAAGAACTCGGACGCCTAAAGAGTGCTTTGGCGGCTCCCCCCGAATCGACAGAGGGCGCCCTCGCATCGAGAATAGAAGAAGTAGTGGGATATTTAGAAGAATTTCGAAAAAGGGAATTTACCGACAAGGACCTTGGCAAAATACTCCAGACACAAGGGCTCGTCCGGGAGCTGGCAGCACAATGATAAACATTAAAATCGGCGGCCCGCAGGCGTCTATAAAAATAGACGCTCGGAAAGCACTGGATGGCTCTCTGATGATTATGGATCATAAAAAGATTGATATTGCTGTGATGCCAGAACAGAATAAAGTTGTTAGCTTCCCAAAAACAACATCAACTGAAGATGTGTATGATTATCAGAATCGCTTGTTTGAACTGCTGGCCGACAAAGGTATTGTTGATAGGGCATCAGTGCAGGGCGGTCACGTCTTTCGGTCTTTGGAGGCTACGGTTTTCGAGAACAACGAGGTCAATCCACTACAGGCCGCTGTGTTTGTTATAACGGAATTTTTAATTGCTGAAGCAGAACACGAGCGAGTCGCCGACGAGTACGAGAAAGAGATTGAAAACATGTACACCCACCCCGATCAGCGTGACTCCACCGAGTATGGCGAAGTACCGCAGTATGCGGAGAAAGGCTCGATGCGACCGGGTTACTACTACTATCCGCTCCGCAATCGTTATTAGAATATGGAATTACTACATTTTGTGCTTGCCGCTTACGGCATGACTTTTATTATTATTCACGGACATATCTTTAACAAGATCCGCCCACCGTGTAAATCAATGGGAGGCTTCGGCCGCTTATTCCACTGCCATTTGTGCATGGGATTTTGGGTTGGCGTGTTTCTGTGGGGCATAAGTCCCTATACAGAACTATTTAGTTTTAGCAATCAGCCCATGACTGCGTTTATGTGCGGTTGCATTAGTGCTGGAACCTCATACTTTTTGAGTATGTTGGTCGAGGATTACGGGATCCGAGTGGTCCATAAGGGAGGTGAGAAATCATGAAAAAATGGATGATCCAACCAGTTCGACGATGCTGCTCAGGTAGTTGACTACTTTAGAGGAATAAATAATGGCTAAATTATTACGAGAATTTTATGAACTATGCGAAGGCGGCGTCTGTCAGGACTTGCTGACGGAAGCCGAGAAGAGAGCAGTTCGTGAAAATAATGCTATGTTTATCACTGGGAAGCTACAAGAAGGTGGTGTCCTTAATGGTAACATGCGGATGTATCCGCCGGAGATTATGGAACGTGAGGTTAAGAAATACTCAGAGATGGTTAAAGATAACCGTGCTCTCGGAGAACTCGACCACCCCGAGTCTTCTATCATTAACTTATCTAATGTCTCTCATATGGTTATAGACATTTGGATGGATGGCCCATCTGTAATGGGCAAGTGCAAAGTTTTGGATACACCTTCTGGACAGATCCTTCGCTCGCTGGTTGATGCTGGTGTTAAGATTGGTATCTCCTCTCGTGGTATGGGTTCTGTAAAAGAGCATCAAGGCAAGACAATTGTGGAAGATGACTTTCAGCTTATCTGTTTTGACATTGTATCCGAGCCGTCGACTCCTAATGCCTTCATGGCCCTTTCTGAAAACAAGCTCATGAACGAGCAGGTTGAGAAGAACAACAAGGTACTCAATTTAATCAACAGCATCTTAGAGGATTAATCGTGCGAATAAGTCGTCAAGAGTTAGAGGACCTCATCCAAGAAGA